GTTTAGAATGTGCCTGTTGTTGCGTATGAAGTTGCGCTGTTGCAAGTAAAAGTGATGTCAATCATCGCTTCATCGGCTACTGCGCCGTTAATGTCTGTTAGGTTATCAACAATAATTGTGCCTGAGTAAAGCACGTTTGTTGCTGATGTTGCAGCTGACTTATCTTGAATTGCTGTAAACGCTACGGTTGTGCCGTATGCAGCTTGTAGAGTAGCAAGAACTGAACCTGCTGCTGTGTCATTCAAGAATGTTACTGTGATGGTGTCAGCTGAAAGTCCGGATACGAACTTGTGGGCTGTGTCTCCCATTGCAGTTACTTCCAGTTGATCTCTTTGGCGGTTTAATGTGAAGGCTGTAACGTGATCTGATAAATCAACTGTTGCAATCTTAAAGCCGACTTTGTTGTTTAGAAAAATTGCCATTGTTTATTCCTCGTCTTTCTTGGCTGGTGCCTTTGGGGTGGTGTTGATTTGACCGATCTTCTTCAAGAAAGCCAAATCCTCAGGTGTTAGATGATCGGACATATTAACTCCAACTCGTTAAGATACTCACACGTATTTCCGTTGTGAGAAGGTCTCCAGCTGTTGAGTCAACAGACACACCAGACACAGAGCCAATGTTATAGTTTAGCGAAGATGCCGCTAGTTTAGTAAATACGTCAACAATAAAATCTTCCATGCTTGCAAGTGAGCCTTGATTGTCAAGTAATGGCAAGTAAAGTTTTAAGCGAAAGTTAGCCAGTGGTGCAATAGTTATATGCTGGTTATTGCTTGGCACAATATAAGGATCATCAGGTTCTACAACAACGCTGTTGGCCAGCGGTGAGGCAGGTGGAAAAGAAAATACCTGCCATACCGCCGGATTACTTAAAGCCGTTGCAATGGTAGAACGGAGAGTTGTGACGGCAACTGTCATCCGACTAGTCCACTTGGGTTTAAGTAATTCGCAATCAAACCTCTAACGCGTGCTAAAAGTGTGTTGCCCATACGGTAAGGTGAAGGTGTAAAGCCATCCGGTGATACGCCACCAGCATTTGAAAGTTGTCTTGACTGGTAGATGTCTACGGCTATAAGCAAACTAGCCTCTCTAATCTCTGGAACTGTAGCAAAGTCTATGTTTGTGCCAGCCGCTACTGTGGCAAACGGTTGAATTGGGTTTTTAACCTGATCTGCGCCTGTGGCTGCATAGGTTATGGAATAGTTATAAGCCGTCAAAGAATAGTTTTGGTAGTTAAGGGCAGATACTTGAACTGCGCCGTTAATCTCAGTGATTGTCTTAGTTCCGTTGAAAGGTGAACCGGCATTAGTAATAGTTACGCTCTGGCCAACATACATGCCGTGTGGTTGTTGAAAGTAAAGTGTTGCAAAGTTATCTTGCAGGCTGCGAGCAGCTGCGTAATAGTTGTTAAACCAAAGTTGCCCTTTGATAACGTTTTCTGCCGCTTGACAAACTTCTTCAATTACTGCGGAAGTGTAGAGAGACCCGATACCTAGAACTGTGCGCAGTTCTGCTTCGGTTACGTATGTTGCTGGCATGATTTCCTCTCTAATTAAAATTGAAGGGGCTAAGGGCTACAAAGCCCCTTCAACACGTTTGCTAATTGCTAATTAAGCAATCATCCACTTATAGCCACCCGCAGTACCGACCTTAGGGGCAATGGCTCCATAGCCATAATAGGCTACGTTAATTTGACCTGAAGCAATAACTGCTGCTTCTAGTTTGAATGATGGTGATTCATACCAAGTGTAAGAATCTGGGTTTACAACGATGATTGACCCATCGCCTGTTCCTGAAAGGTTGCGATCAACGTAAAGGTTTAGACCGTTGATGTTGCCTTGTAGTGAAGTAGGTGCTGCAGATCCTCCCGCGTTTTGTGGCTGGGTGGCAGTATAAATTGCACGATTGTTTCCATCAACAAGTCCCATGATTGCGCCCCATTGTGCAGGAGACACAATGATGTTTTGTGCAAAGCCTAATGTGCCTGAGTAGATAGATACTGCTGCATCTGCTACGAAGTCAAGAAGGTTAGCTGCTGACATTGTGCGGTTTCCACCGTCTGTTGCATAAGCATCAATAACTACTCCAACGCGAGTATCTGTTGCCTTTGCGTATGCGTATTCCATGTTCTTAACAAGTTCAGCAAAGAACGCTGGGCTTGAGCGATCAAGGATTTCAACTGAGAATGTTTGTTGTCCAGCAAACTTTTGAACTGCAACTGAAAGATAAGAATCTTCCAAATCTGTGTTTGAAGGTGCTGCTTCTTCAGCTGTAACTGCAACTGTTGGAACTTGTGTAATCTTTGGGATTTCAAAAGTCATACCTGCATCAGGTAGAACACCCTTTGAGATTGCGTCAATGAATGGGCGATCTGCGTTTGCAAGTGGGTTAATAACTTCTGTTAGCTGACGTGTTGGAACAAGTCCAGCGTTGTCTGTTGTGTTTGCTGCTGCTAGGAGATATTGACGTGCATTGTCATCTCCGAGTTTTGCACGAACTGTGTTCTCTAGGAATTTTTCCTTTGTGAACTCTAGGCGTGGAGCAGTATACATTGCTGCTGTTACTGTTGGGCGTGAGGCTTCAACCGCAGGGGTTTCTACTACAGCCTCAGGTGCTACGGCATCTGGAGTATCCAAGATGGCCTCACTTTCTGATTGTGGGATTTCGGTTAGTGCTTCATCTTCGGTTTCTGCCGCTGATGCTGCAACGCTAGTTACTGCTGCTGAGTCAAACGCAGCTGCTTGAACAAGACTTGTTTCAAATAGTCTTGCTGATTGAACATACAACACGCCGTTACGTGGTTGTGATGCTAGAACTTCGACTCCAACACTAAGCCCTGAACGAAGGCCGTCTGATGCTTCGATTAGTGAGTCTGTTCCGCGGCTAGTGTTGGAGACTTTGAATGATGCGTAAACACCGTCTGCTGTTTCATTGAAGGATACGGCTTTGCCGATTGGCTTCTTGGCATCGTGTTCTAATAATAATTTTGACTTACCTGGTTCTGGAAGTTGTATTGAACCACGTTCAAACACAACCGCGCCTACTGATGTCTGGCCAATTTCGCCATCGTAAGGCACAATCTTGCCAGAGATTAGTCTGCGGCCTTGATCGCACTCAATATCGCTACTAAAGGTTAATTGCATTTGTTTCACTCCCGTTTGGTGATAGATCTTCCATTGCCATTGCATCTTGAACAGTAATTAGTCCAAGTGCCAACATTTTTTCGATTACTAACAAGCGTTCCATTGAATCAGCGCGTAGGAATCCTGATTCTAAGTCAAAACAAATCTTTTGTGTTGATGGAGTTATGTCATTCATTGACAGACGCGCTTCTATTGCTGAGATGAAAGGTTGCAGAGATAGAGACACGAATTGACGGCGTTCATCTTGCACGTTTGCATAGGTCATGCTGTTGTTCATGTCTGCTGAGATGTAATACGCTGGGACGTTGCAAAGTCTTGCAATTTCAGTTGCCATGTATTGCTTTGCTTCATTTAGCATCATGTCTTTAGGTGAGAATGATGCAGGTTGGAATTCCAGTGTGCTTGTGAGATAAGCAGTGCTTCGGTTTTGACGAGCATTGCGCCACGCAGCTAGTAAGCCTTGAACTTCTGATTCGCCTAAGTCTGCGCCTGTATTCTTTAGAACGCCAGAAGGCATTGGAGTTGCTGCGGCTATTGAAGATGCACGATCTAAATCAAGTGCAGCAGTTAAAGTGCGTGCGCCTGTTTGCAATATGCCGTCAGTCATGCTTTGGAATGTTACAAGTGAACCAATACCAGACATAGGGCGAACTGCGCCATCTACTTGATAGCCTTCGATAAAAGTATTTGTCTTATTGTATTTAGGAATAACACGAGAGTTAGCAACCCAGTTAAATCTTGCTGGGTAACCGTTATCTGCATAGACTTCGGTAATTTCCCAGTAAGCCACGCCGAAGAATAGAAGTGAATCTACTGTGTAAGCCATTGTTACTGCATAAGGTTGATTGTGTGATGGTTGATCCATCCACGGCAACTTTGGCAGGTATTCGTCAGTGCGTTTTAATTCTAATTTCAATTCCATTGCGCCGATTGTATTTGCAATAAGGTTTCTGCAGCGACTAAGTGCTGGTATGGACATAGCCGATATACGATCTATTGAAAGTAAATTGTAAGGTATTTGGTATTGGTAGGTATCGGCCATTACTGGCGGTGCATACTGCGCTTCGATTATTGCTGGCTTGCTAAAGCGAGAGAATAAACCCATACACCAACCTTACCCTATTTGGCAAGTATTGTCTCATATATCGAGACATATATCAAACATATATTTGAGGTGTTGATTGAGGTTTTGTCAAGTAGTGGACAATCATCGCTGAGCAGATTGCGCTAGTTACGTCTCCTGCTGACTTGCGCCGGACAATTCGCCAACCAGCATCATTAGTTTTTGCGCCAACCGAGAACCATGACTCAGTCAATTCTTTCTGGCCAGAATGAACCAAGCGAACATTGACGAACGCATCTAATATCTCACCGCAAGCCTGGTAGAAGGATTGGCCTGAGCAATCCTCTAACTTCTGCCCTGATTGCTGCAATCTTTGAGCAATAGAAGCTGTGGCGTATTTGTCATACATAATCACACGCGGTTTGAACTTTTGCGCCCATGCGTGGACATCTGCCGCCATCTTTAGATCATCTATTGCGACATCGCTAGTCCAAAGCTGCATAAGCCCTAGTTCTATCTTTCCTGTTGCCTGATTAAGTTTTCCGGCAAGCAATGCTCCCGATCTCTTAGACGGAGATACGTCAATGGCAAACACGATATTGCCGCCAGGTGTAATTTGTAGTGTTGAGTCAGAAGTATCGCTAACCATCTGGGTTGTAAAGGGTGAGGTCATTGAATCAACCCATTGGCAAAGCATTTCGGTTCTTGTGTTGTTAATCGGGTTTGTTGCTACTGCTTCTTCCAGCGTCTCCTCATCGATAAGTTTGCCGAGAGAAGGGTTAGCCATAGCCCAAGCATTACGATCATCAACCTTGCAATGGGGCGGCGCAGAATACTCATACCAGCCAAGTGTAGGCGATGGATATGACAATGCACGTTCTCGCAAATCATTTAGCACAACTGAATAAGCATCTCCAGCATTTGAGCAGACTAAAGTCTGTCCACCAGTAGCACGAGTGGTTGGTCTGGCCGCTTTCCAACCTTCTTCAGATATTTCACGCAACTCATCTATGAATAAGAAGTTGGCAGTAAGTCCACGTGAGCCGTCTCGCGTTGCGGCTACGATTTGATAGCGATTACCTTTAAGAGTTGTAATTGACTCCTGGCCGTTGGCATATCTAATCTGTTTAACCTGATCCTTGAGAAAGTCATTATCCAGAATTGCGTTAGCAACCTGTCGGAAAGTATCTAAGGCCATATTCCGGTTAGATGACATTCCGATAACCATCTTTGAGTCCCAAAGGAAGAGATGAGCCAGGATGAGCATGCGAGCCAGGTGTGTCTTGCCATTTTGACGTGCAATAAGCAATCCCATAGTTTTGCGCCGGAAATCGCCCTTAGCATCAATTCGCAACATGTCCTCTAGGACTAAACGCTGCCAATCGAGCAACGGCATACCAATTTTGTCAGCTAGATCAGAGACTTCATCAAGCCTAGATGCGCCTTTGAGAAAAGGGGTGCATATGCGGGGTTTTACCGCACCAACTAGGGGTTTCTTAGTTGCCCCAGTTTTACGCGGTTTTGCTTTGGTAGTCATCAGTTAATGGCTGGTGTGGTTTCGGTTACGAACGGATTGTCTGGGATGACTGAGGCTGCTCTTGGAGAGAGATTGCCTTG